CAGATCAACAACCGCAAGACCAAGGGCGTGGTGGTGCATGAAACCACAGGCTATTACCCGGACGAGAGCAAGCTGCTGCCCGGTGACTGCCTGTACTTCAAGGGCAACACCAGCCATCCGCTGGATGTGGGTCATGTGGAGATGTACATCGGAAACGGCAGACTGTGCGGACACGGCAGCGGCACCGGCCCGAAGATCAAGAAGCTGAAGGATTACTGCACCAGCAGAGCCAACAGCAAGAAGCGATATTTCATGGCGATCCGCTGGATTCAGGACGGCGGCGAGGGTGAACTCGAGCCTGACAACCTGAAACTGGGCATGAACGACAATGAAGCAGTGAAGACACTGCAGCAGAACCTGCTGTTGTTGGGGTACGATGTGGGTCAGTATGGCACCAGCGGCGATTTCGACACGGGTACAAGAGATGCAGTGCTTGCATTCCAGAGGAACAACGGCCTCAGCGCAGACGGCATTGTAGGCGCGAAGACGCAGGCTGCAATTGCAGAAGCGCTGGAAGGACTTTCCGACAGCGATGAAACCGAGATGCCGCCAATTCCGAGCGTGAACGCAGTGACAATCAATACCGGCACATGGAACGTGCGCACCGGCCCGAGCACGGAATACCCCAGCGCAGGTTTTGTGAGCGGCGGCGATAAGCTGGAGAAGGTGGATGCAGACGGATGGATCCCGGTAATGTTCAACAGCGAAGTGCGCTGGATTGGTCCCAGCGCCGTGAAGAAATGAGGTGGGTCCGTTGAACTTTGATATGACAACGCTTGTTACCCTGATCGGCGAAATCGGCGTATTGCTGGGCGTAATCATTCCGGTGATCGTAAGCATACGCAAGATTTCGAACGGCACCAGATGCCAATTGCGGAGCGAGATGCTGCGCATCTACTACCATTGCCGGGAGAACGGCCGGATTCGCCAGTATGAGTACGAAAACTTTGTAATGCTTTATGAGGCATACAAGGCACTGAAAGGCAATTCCTTTATCGACAAGATATACAAGGAAGTGCAGGAATTCGAAGTTGTAAGCTGATTCTTGAAAGGAGAAAGACCATGAGCAACAAGACCTATGATATTCTGAAGTGGATTGCAATGTACCTGCTGCCTGCTCTGGGCACCCTGTACTTTGCCCTGGCTGGCATCTGGGGCTTCCCCTACGGCGAAGAAGTTGTCGGCACCATCACTGCCATTGATACCTTCCTTGGTGTGATCCTTGGCATCAGCACTGCCCAGTACAACAAGGAGCAGATGAAGGAGGCCGAATAAGTTCGGCGGGGAAGACGAGGCGCTGCTGTACGGCAGTGAATGCAGCGCCCGCGCATATGATGAATACCCCGAACTTGAAGGCTTCACCGAAGCAGAGCTGCGCACGGCGATAATCCGTGCGCGGCTTTCCCCGGATGATGCGCAGATAGCCATCGGCAGGCTGATCTGGCGCAGCAGCTGGGCCAACATCGGTGCTGTGGTCAACCTGGATCGGACTGCGGCGCAACGGCGGCTGAAGCGAAAAATCATACCAAGAATACTGGCAAACTTGCAACTTAGTTGCAAAATATCTTAAGTATAGTTTCAACAACTCAACCCTACGGAAATTCCGTAGGGTTCTTTTTTTATGCCAATTTTTGAAACTTGCACATTCATGCACACCCATGCCCACCGGCAAAAGCGGAATCTGAGAGAATCAGGGCAGAAGGGAGGCGATTGAATTGTTCACAAACAACCCCTATTACCCCATGCCGCAAGGCCCTGCATTCCAGCGCCCTGCATTTCAGCAACCCATGTACCAGCAGCCGCAGCAGGCGATGATGCAGGACGGCTGCATTCAGGCCCGGTTTGTATCCGGCAGGGAAGAGGCCGTGGCTTCGAATGTGATGCCGGGAAGCATGTTTGCTTTCTACGACCGCGCCCACGGAATGATTTACACAAAGCTGATCGACCCGAACACCGGCATGCCTGAATTCCGGGAATACGCCGAAGTACAGCCTGCCCAGCAGCAGCCCACACAGTACGCAACCACGGAGGCCCTGGAAGCGCTCCGGCAGGAGTTCGACCAAATGCTCAACCAGAGATTGGAGGGGCTGCAGGCGGCATACGCGGCCTCTGGAAAGGCGGTGAACGATGGTGAGTAACACACCCATGAATCCCATGCAGCTGCTGCAGATGATACAGCGCGGCGGCAACCCCAACCAGATTATTTCGCAGATGATTCAGCAGCATCCGGCATTGCGGCAGGCGGCCCAGTTCATGAACGGCAAAACGCCGCAGCAGATACAGCAGGAGGTGCAGCAGATGGCTGCCCAGCGCGGCGTGGATCTGAACCAGCTTGCCAGACAGATAGGCATACAGCTACCCAAATGATTCAACCGGTGACTGCAGCACCGTTTGGATAAATACCGAAAACGAAGGAGGAAACGATTATGGCAGAAGGCAATGATTTCGCCCTTGGCTATGCAATGGGCACGGATTCCGGTAATTCCAACAATGGTGGTGACTTTGGCTTTGGCGGTGGCGGCTGGGGTGGCCTGCTCGGCCTGATTGTCGTAGCCAGCCTGTTTGGCTGGGGCGGCATGGGCGGCTGGGGCGGTGGCTTCGGCGGCGGTGCCGGTCTTCAGGGCATGGCAACCAGAGCTGACATCAACGAAGGTTTTGCCCTCAACAACATCACCGGCGGCATTACCGCAATCCAGCAGGGGATCTGCGACAGCACATATGCCCTGAACAACGCAATCACGGGCATTGGCCACCAGATCAGCGACTGCTGCTGCCAGACGGGCCGCGCCATCGATGGCGTGAACTACAATCTGGCCAGCCAGTTTGCAGCACTGAGCAACACCCTGTGCGGCAACACCCGTGACATCATCGACAACCAGAACGCCAACACCCGCAGCATCATGGATTTCCTTGTAAACGACAAGATTTCCACGCTGACTGCAGAGAACCAGGCGCTGAAGTTCCAGGCCAGCCAGAGCGCACAGAATGCATTCATCACGGCCAACCAGGAAGCACAGACGGCTGAACTGATCCGCCGCCTGGGCCGCGATTGCCCGGTGCCTGCATATGTGGTGCCCAATCCCAACTGCTGCTATGGCAATCCCACCGGCGTGGGCTATGGCAACGGCGGCTGCAACTGCGGCTTCTGAGGCAGCACAATCCCCGGACAGCGGGTGACTTCGGACGGAGGTAACCCCTCCGTCCTGATTTAAGGAGGTGTACGTTATGTGCAACAGCAATTACATTTGCCATCTTTGCCCCAGGCTGATTCTTTCTGAAGCGGTGACCTTTGCAGCAGGCACGCTGACGATTAATCTGCCGGCGGGCAGCTACAACAACAACAGCAAGTATTGCATCGTTGTTGCCCAGGCGATTCCGGCTGCAACCACGATTACGGCTCCCGTGGTGGTAACCATTGGCGATGGAACGGAAACTTATCCGCTGACCAACCGCTTCGGCGCACAGGTGACAGCGAATATGCTCCGCACCAGAACCAAATACGCAACATGCGTATCCACCACAGCGACCGGAGGCGCATTCCGAATGCTGGGCACGCCGAAGGGCTGCTGCCCGGTTACCAGCAACCTGAGCGCAATTGACGGCACAGCGCCGGCGGAAGGAGGTGCATAATATGGCAATGAATCCCGGAATGAAGATGATGTTGGTTGACCGAAACCGGAACCGCACTGAGAACAATTCCCGGAGCGAATACGGCGGCAACCGCAGGATGATAGGCTATGACCGTGAGACGAACGGCAACGCAGCCACATCCAATTACGGCGATGGTTACAGAGGCGGCGGCAACACTGCTTATGTGAACTATGGCAATCCGCTTGGCTACCCCAGCATGGCGTACAGCCCATACGGGGCAATGGCTGCCGTGCCGCAGTACGCAAACAACTACGGCATTGTGGAAGGCCCCAGGGTAGACACTCCCGGCAATGAGGAAGTGCGCCGCATGGGTAGCCGGGAGGGCACAGAGGCCCGCAGACGGCGTGACAGCCGTGGCCGCTACATGATGAATGATTCCGAATGGGATGATGATGAAGAAGACCATCATCATGGGCAGCACATGATGGGCAGTGCAAGCAGCATGAGCCAGCCTGTGGACGAACACACAGCCCGCAGGTGGGTGAAGCAGATGGACGGCGGAGAGCATTTCAAGGTAGAGCAAAGCGAATCGCTGCGGCATGCGATTTGCCCGGACTGTGAGAAATGGGAATTCTACGTGGCGATCAATGCAATGCATTCCGATTACGGAGAGACCGCACGCAAGATGAACATTGACAAGCCGGACTACTTCGCATACCTGGCTAAGGACTTTCTCTGCGACAGAGATGCAGGCCCGAACAAGCTGCGGAAGTACATGGAAACCATACCAAAATGAGCGAAAGCCGGGGAGAAATCCCCGGCGTTTTGCTTGTGAAATTGAAATTCTACTGCTCACATACTGCTCACATAGAAATAAAGAATTGCGTATTTGCAGGCGCTCTGGGGTTCGAAAATATGCCCTGCTAAGGGAGTAGGGTGGGATAACTGCCGCGAGGGTTCAAATCCCTCCTTCTCCGCCAAATACCCCGAAAACGCTGTAATTGCAGGCGTTTTCGGGGTTTTCTTTATCCCTTTTTTGCCCCTTTGGAAGGGGCTGAAAATACGCCAAAGTATGGTGAAATACGGTGCAATTTCTCCTACTGCTCACGCTACTGCTCACATTTTCATATACGGGAAAGTTTATTGACACCGGCCAGGGCATCGGACGTATCGGGATGGATATATTTTTGGGTAGTAGTGATCTTGGAATGGCGCATAATTTTCTGCACGATGCTGGGTGCAACTGCTGCGCCAACGGCCAGGGCAGTGCCGGTGGTATGGCGGCAGGAGTACATGGGCAGATCCCGGATGCCATAATTTGCGTTAAACCTATGATAATCCTCATAGAACGACCAGCGATCCGTATAGAGGATGCGCTGATCATTGCCCTCCGGCGTATAGATGAATATGCGCTCCAGAACAGGAATGACGATATCGGCAATGACGATGGGGGTTTTACGGCGGATGGCCGTTTTCAGGCCGGCACCGGTGATTTGCCGCTTTTCGAAATCTACCATGCCCTTGGTACACTGGCAGAGTTCACCGGGCATCATGCCGGTATAGATCATGAGCAGCAGGTAGGAGGCCACCACATCCTGTTCCTCAAAAGCCTGCCAGATGATTTTCAGTTCATCATTGGTGCGCGGATTCGGTTCGGATTCATTGAGATCCGGGAGGGTGATATAGTTTGCCATGTTCACGGTGATCTGCTGATCGGCGATGGCCAGCTTGAAAAGATGGGACAGCAGGGACTTGATATCACGGGCAGGATAATGGGTGGGCGCTTCATCGGCTACCAAATCGCGCAGCTGGACGATGGTGAGCTTTTTCACAAGCAGATGATGGATGGACTCAATCTTTCCCCAGGCGATTTTATAGGCCGTCTGCTTTGACTTGGAGAGCTTGGGCAGATCGGACTTCTCCCAGGAATCATAATAGTATTGCAGGGTGCGGGCAACGGCGGATTCATCGCCGACCAGATGCGGGATATATTCAAGGGCTTCGCGCTTGGTTTTGAACCCGCCCTTGCGCAGACGCTTATAAGCGCCGGTATCATAGCGGCCGACAGTTACAGCGACCGTCCACGTTTTGCCGCGCTTGTAGGCAGTGCCGGTGCCGTTACCGCGCATACGGCGATAGGACTTTACTTCCTGCTGAGTGCCGCAATGATTGCAAAAAGCAGAGCCATCCGGGATTTCCAGATGGCATTTTCTACAAAGCATAAGAAATCACCTGTTTTCTGTTGATATGCGGCGAACCTTATGCTATACTTACAAGTGCGAGGGGCAAGTATAGGCGATTCGCCGCACTCCTTAAACACCGGCTGTTGGCGCAGCTGGTGTTTTTTTATTCTAGCAGTATCTCAATCAATCCCGTAATACCCAGATCTGGATTGCGAATCTCCCAAACGAGGTATATTACAAACAATACCGAAAGGATAAATACCAGCGCACCGATCAACCACATATTGTATCTGCGCAATTGTTTCAGATCCCGGCGCAGATCATCAATTACTCCATCTGTGCGCGAATACCTTTCCTGTTTTTCGGCCATCTGACGTTCGAATATTGCCTTGTCTTCAGATCTGGCTGCTTCCAGTTCTGCGATTCTTTGTGTGGCTGCCTTTAACTGCATTCTGGATTGATTCACGCATTCCACAGTGCACACATTTTCAGGTATGCATTTCAACACATCGCGTGGGCGCACACCGAATTTATTGAAAAGAATCCAGAATGTACTTCCTCTGGGATCGGTAATTTGCCCTGATTTAAGTTTTTTGAGAGTCGGTTCTGAAAGCCCGGAATAGGCTGCAAGTGCGGTACAATTGAAGCTTTTGTATTCCGGGTGGGATGAAAGCCATGCTTTCATATCATCGGTGGGTGCCTGCTTCAGCAGTTCGATCTTGTTTACCAGGGCGATATGGTCAAACTTGTATCCTTCCAGCGGCTCCAGGGACTGATGAACCGCCGGGTCAAACGAACTTTCCGGCATATTTTTCTCCTTTTCCGGCAAAACGCTGGATATTTTATTATCCGCCGGGAAAGTATAAAGAAATATCCTTTTTTTCCCCATTTTCAGGTGAAAAAGATATTTAATTATCCGGCAGGGATATTATAATATCCGATTTGGTTGGCCAAATGGTACGGATTGGTATCAAAATGGTACTCAAAGGATAAAATAATATCCTTGCCATTTTTTGTGTTGCGTGGTAAATTTCAGCCATCGAGCCGCTGATGTGCTGCCGCAAGGCTATCCACAAGCGCTTCGACCGCTTCCTGTTCGTAGTCATCCAGCATGTCGATCTTATCGATCAGGCGTTTCTGCTGAGCAGTGTACTTCCTTGGGCGAAGGCCCAGAACATAGTCCGCTGAACATCCATAGTATTCGCAAAGCTTTTTCAGCAGGAAGGACGGCGGCGGATGATGACCCTTCTCCCAATTGGAAAGATTGTTCGGGTTCACGCCGATCGCTTCTTCGACCTCGCGCTGGAATGTTGGTGTGGTCAGTGCGGCACGGACTTCCGCAAGCCGTTCACCAACGGACTTTGCAAAGATTCGTTTTTCATCCAATAGGCATCACCTCACTTTTTTATTCATTATATCGCAGTATATTTGCGGTGTCAATTATATCACGCAGCATTTTTGCGATTTAACACAATGGACAGACCAATGAAGGAGGTAATACCATGCCGCGCAAGAACATCACCCCGAAGGCAAGAAGAGCATCCCTGACCGACAGATACGATGTGGATTACGTATATCTGCCGCAATGCCCGGAGCTGACGCAGATAATAGTGCCGCCGATGAAGACGATATACCGCAACCTGGCCTGCGCACCATACGCAGACGAGACGCATGTGGTAAAGACATTTGATGACAGATACCTGGCGCTGGTTGAGGCGCAATACTGAAGGGAGGGATGATATGAAAGAAGGCGCGGCAGGCCGCCGCACCCCCATGCTGGATTCATATTCGATTACCCACATATTCTGCCCGGAGCAGCCGGACATTGAGCGATGGATAGACCGGGAGCGCCGGATCATATACGTGAACACCGGCGCTCGGCCCGGAGCAAAGATTGTTAGGTTGATCCCTTAGTTCCCAAATTCAGTTCCTTCTGCTCCATGAGTGCGGCATACTTCGTTTCGA